TCATTTGCATAATTGGCAGCAGTCCAACCGCGCCTTAATGTTCCACCCCTTTTACCTGTTTCTTTAGGATATTGCCCTACAGGTGTACGCTGAATTACTTTCCGCAATAAACGCGCCGCCAGTTCCTTGATGCAGGATTCAACAAATGCATTTACTGAATCAGCCTGAATTTTGTTCAGCTTCTTTTGAAAACTTTTCAAATCCCCGGCCTGTAACTTCCCAAGTTTGGCCATTACGCCCACCCCCGGAAAATATCCAGCAAAATTTCCTGATGTGAATAATAAACAGCGGGAACCCCGGAAACTTGATAGGTAAACACTTTGCCATTTTGTTCAATTACAATCTTTGAACCACTCATTACATCAGTTTCCGGGGCAAGAATCAGTTTTACAACTTGATTAACCCCCGCTGCTGTATCTGATTGTTGCGCCTTACTTAATGATTCAAAAGACAAACGGCAAGGCAAACTTTCCGCAACCAAAACTTCACTTTTGCGGGTTAGTTTTGTTGTTTCATCCGTTACATCCTGATACTGATAAATGGAACATGTACCCGTATACAGGCTTTCAATAGCCGCCCTTGCCTTGATTTTTGCTTTTGTCATGCCTACCATGTTACCACCTCAATTTGCGGAAACAGGAAAGCTGTTCCAAACCAGCCTTCCAGAAATAATCAATGATAGCATCCAGTAAAGCGTTTCCGTCAGCTGCGCCATCCGCAAAAACTACATTTCACCGCGCCGGATAAATCAAAGTTAGATAATTCATCCGGGTAAAACGCCTTTTTAGCTTTTAAAAAATCAGCAATCACCATATCAATTGCATAATTCAGTAAGCCATCCGGGATTTTTGAAACATTGCAATCGTTTTTAATGAAATTGCTAACCTTATCAACTGAAAAGGTTAGCAACACATTATCATTTGTAGTTATTGTTGAATACCCTAACACCTGTAAACGTGTTTTCACCTGTTCCAGCATGATAAAACATCCTTTTAGCCTTTAGAAATAATTTTTGCAATGGCAATGGATTTAACCGGAATGTAATTGGTTCCATCATTGATGATGTTCCAGTTTGCGCCGTTTTCCAAATCGTTGTTGCTTGCGGATGCAGTCAGGCCAGCGGGTTTTTCAAAGCTGATACCGTCAACACCGATTACAAAGCGATCACGTACATACAAGGTATCCTGCCCGCCGTTGGTTTTCGGGTCACGACTCATTTCATACGGTACAGAATCGCCAATATCATCAAGGATAATAGCGCCTTCACCCAGAATATAGGTAGTATACGTGTTGTCAATGGCAGCCGGGGTAGTTTCTTCCGGATCATCAACAACCAGAGTTCCGGAATCGCCCTGAACTACTTCAACTGCAAAGATACCTTCCCCAAAGTGGCCGGAATCTTCCGTTGCAACCAGTTTAGTACCGTCATTACTCCAAGTGTAGCAGCTGATGCATTCATCATCCATGGCATTCAAGGCAGCAGCAATAGCCGTTGCATTACCAGTAGCGGTATCAGTAGACAAGGAAAAATCAGTTCCGGCAACCAGTGCCACATCATTAATTTTGATAACATCCCCTACCGCTGCTTTGGTGGAAATTTTAGCCTTGTAAACGCCCGCCGTAGTTTCAACAGTACCAACCGGCATTCCATCATCAATTAAGACTAAACGGCCATTCCAAGTAGCCAGCGCCAAATCACGCTGTACACCGTCTTTATCGGTATACTGCATGTATATAATCAGGCGTAAATTTTCAAGGTTAGTAGCTACTACGCTATGCATAATAACCAGCTTGAAAATGTTTTTGTTATCGCCGCAAGCTTTCTGAATAGCTTCATTCAGAGTAGCCGCGCCAACTTTGGCCGCGTCACCAACGCCACCGGAAATATCGTACACATGCTTTTTCAGGAATTCCCGCGCTGCTTTAGCTGCTACCGTGTGGCCAACAGTTTTCATAGCGAAAATACCTTTTAAAATCGCCAGCAAGATTTCCTGTTTCACTTCCTGCTTATATTCCGCAATCTGCGCCGCCACATTATTCATGAAGTCAACGCCAGCGGTAATATTTTTGGAAAAGCTTCTTTCAGTCCAAGCATCCATACGGGAAGCGGTAATAAAGCCCTGTTCGTATGTAGTGGTATTGGTGGAAGAAATGTTCGTTGCGCCATCATTGTTCTGGGAAGTTTTCCCGGAAATACGACCAAAGAACGGAATACGGGCATATAAGCTGCCAGTCTGGTTTGCCAATGCAGCAGCCGCGTTTTCATTACGGCCTACCGCGCCGGATTTTGCAAGTTCTGTTTTGGTAACATTAGGAATTCTTTTTACATAATGTCCAAATGCCTGCGGGTTAAAAGATTTAGAATCAAATTTCATTTTGTATTAATCCCCTTTCATAAACTTTAATCAATTTTCGCTTCCGGATGCTGCGCCATGTATGCAGCCAATTCTGTATAAGTCATTTTTGAAAAATCGACTTTATCGCCGGGGTTTCCATCCGCGGATTCGCCGGGAGTAGCGCCTTTCAGTTTAGGGGTACTCTTTTCTTCAAACAAGTATCCATCTGATTTTTTCAATGCTGAAATTTGTTCATCCAACCCGGAAAGTTTCCCATCAGATCCAAGCTTGACTTTGGCCAAATCCAAAGCACCGCGAACCACATTGATATTTTTTGCACCACTTCCACCAAGCGCGGAATCAATGGCATTATCCAGCCGGATTTTTGCAATCTGGCCTTCATAGTCTTTTTTCTGCGTTTCGTTTTTCTGCTGCAAATCTTCAATCTGCTTTTTCAGGGCTTCATTATCCCCGCTGGATTTTTTCAATTCCTCAAGCTGTTTATCCCGGTCAGCAATCTGGGTTTTCAGATTTTTATTTTCTTCATTGGCTTCATTGAACCTTGTTTTCGGAACATAGTTCCCATCAATAACTTCATCAACAATTTTCTGCGCTACACTTTCTGCAACACCTAAAGCAATTAATTGTTCCTTCAACTTCATAATTTTTTACCTTACCTTTCTTTGATTTTTTTCGCTGGTATCGCCAGCCGTGAAAAGTTCCCTTGTTGTTTACCGTCTGCAACCTGTAAAAGACGAAAATTTATTAAAAATGAATTACTTCATTTTTTATCACCTCTTTCAATGAAAAAACGACCTCATATAATCGCCGTAAACCGCGACAAATAAGGCCGTTAATGCATTTGTACCCATGAAAAAAGCACAGTTTGAACATTAACTTTCAAACTGTGCTTTATTTCTGTTTTTCATAATATTCACATGGTTCACCATCATGATAAATTGCATCTGGTTTGCCATTTTCAAAGATCATGCAGTTAATACACGTTGGAATCCTTCCCAAAGATTCAAGACGGAAACAGAACATACAAGTTTTACACTGTTCAACCGTTACCGCGTATCCACCGCTGCCACCTTCTGAATCAAGAATTTTATATTTGTATTCATCCTTCTTTTCCGGATGCTTTTCAAACAGTTTTCTTAATTCATCATTGGCTTCAAGTTCTTTATTCAGCAATTTTTCATGATGTTCAGTCCAAAGTTCTTTAATGATTCTCTTTTGTTCTGCATCCATTGAACCACCTTCTTTTTAAGAATGATAATTTTTCTTTGAACCTTTCCATTCATTAGGATCCTGCTGGAATAAATCATATCCTTTTTCCGGATGTAATTCTAAATCCATAAATAACTTTCTTGAATTTCCATCCGTTGGATCATTACCCCAATAAATTTTAGTGATTTTGTAAGTGCCGCCGCGCTGTAAAATCAATTCATTTTCACCTTTACCAAACGCACCAACATCAGATGCATAAAGCATTTGTGAACCTTTAGGGCAATAAATATTCAGTTTCATAGGCTTTGCATTGAATATACCGCCGCCACCTTTATTTACAGCTGTTGAAATGAATTGTGGAATTTTTCCTTCTGTTCCAACAAATTTTTGCAAGTCTGTGTTGCTTAAATTATGAAGGCTATGTTCCGGTAAACCTAAAAATCCTTCCATGGTTCCAAAGCCTTGCCCGGATTGTAACCAAACATCTTTATCATACGTTGATTTCTGGCATAAGGTAGTAAGCCCGCGTATATCTTCGCCCTTTCCTTCAAAATCAATCCAAACTTTATTAGCGCCCTTAAAATATTTCCGTTCCCATCCGGAACCTGCCATATTCCAAGGCTTTTCAAAACCTGCAAGCGGCCTGTTATGTCCACCTGATCCGCTGGTATAACGGTAAAAGCCTGCATGTTCCTTCTTTGTGGCCGCCGCATGAATCGCTTTGGCTGGTGGATCAAAGTATGCATCAGCTGCCTTAAAGCCACCGTTTTTAGGGGTAAACCACAAAGCAGCATCCTTGCGGGCTTGTGAAAATGCATCATCAGCTGATTTATTAATTATACCATCTTTATTAAGCGTTTGTAAATCATTTTGAACCTGATTCAGTTCATATTGAATCTTATTCAGATTGGCCGCAATGGTATTATAATTTTGCCCTTCTTTATCCAGTTCTTCCACTTGCGCCAGAAGATTTTTATATTTATCAATTTTTGCCGGATCCGTTTCAGTCAGCAGCTTGTTATTGTAATAATCCTTTTTCCCGGCAATGTTGACTTGCGCCCATTGATCCGTAGTAACATCTTTATCCTTCCATATACCGGAATAGGTTTTGATTTCA